ACGTGTTCTCCTCGTCGATACGCGCGTACTTCTCCTTTTCGAGCGGCGCCAGCGCCTCACGCTTGGCGAGTTCCGCTGCGACGGTATCCGCGATTTGCTTCTTGGCGAGCGCCGCCGCTTCCGCAATCCCGGTGCTTTTGCCCCGAGAGAGGGCCGCGGATTCGATGCGCTTGAAGAGAGCATCGATTTCGGCCGGGGCCTGGCCGACGACTTCTCCGTCTTCCCCGAGTTCGAGTTCAATACGCGGCATCTGTTTGCTCCTTTGCACGACACATTGACGACACACCGACACGACACAACCGACTGAGCCTCTTACGAGGCTCGCTGCACCGCCAGCGTCACCCCGGCATTCAGCCGGGTCGTGATCGCGTCAAGATCCGCATCACTCAGCTCGAAGAACTTCCGCAGCACCCGACTCCTGCCCGCGCCCGCGACCTGGTGGTAGATCGCCTTCTCTTCGGCGCCCTTGGCCCGGCTCCGCTGCCGGAAGGACACTGCCGCGGGGCGTCGCGCGCCGGTCTTCGCCATCGCTAGTCTTTGAACCCCAGCACGACCTTGGTGTCCGTTTCCTCGACGATGGCGATGCCTTCGAGCATCCGTCCGCTCACCATCAGGTTCACGATGCCGCTGCCCTCGCCCGCCGCGGCCTTCTGCTTCGCATAGCCTGGCGAGTAGGACCGGAACGCGGCGCCTGTGTACGCCTGCCCGCTGAGCGTGCGTCGCACGATGCGCTCACGCGCCAGCAGCCCCACCTCGTGCATCAGCGCCTTCCCGGTCAGCGGGATGTCCGCCAGGCGGCCAAAGTTGCGTGAGACGGAAACGCTCATCGGCTCAGCCTCACGAATGGCCCGTCGACATGTTCGGGCGTCCGCTGCCAGCACGCGCCACAGATGGGCGGCGTCACCACGTCGAACTCGTGCGGCACGTCCGTCGCCTCGCCCTGCCGCGGCATATCGCCGTTGGCGTAACAGCACGGATACAGCCCGCCGTCCGCACTCATGAACAGCCAGCCGGCCTGCTGCCACGGGCACGGCGGGCGGGCGTCCCCCATCGGCATGATGTTGGGCCAGTCCACCTGCCCCGCCCAGGAGTTCGAGCCCGTCACCGGGTCGATACTCACGCCTTCGAGCAACCCGGCGCGGAACAGCTTATGCACCGCCGGCGTCGCCTTGGCGAACTGGTGGAGCGACACATAGACCCGCGCGTTGATCGGCTGGAGGGCGGCAATCAGGGCGTCAGTCACGAGCAACCCATTCGTCGTCACCAGCATCCGACGCGCGGGCCCGAGCACCGCGCGAGCCTCGGTCGCCATCTGCACCAGGTCGGGATGCAGCAATGGCTCCCCCGTGCCAAACAGCACCACTTCGCCCTGCGTCCCGTGGCGCACGAAGAACCGGAGCCAGTCGAGCGCCGCCAGCCACGTCTCGCGCGTCATGTCCTGAATCGGGCGGGTAAGCGTCGGCTGGAGGCAATACGCGCAGGATAATTGGCAGCGCGTGGTCACTTCGATCTGGTGCAGGTCACGCGCGATCATGCGGCCCGCCCCTGGATGACCCGCTCGACCTCGGGCATGCGTTTATCAGTTCCAGCCAGGTCGGCCAACTCAGAGAACTTCGAGATGAGCGAGAAGGTGTGGCGGCAGTTATACCCCCCAGACGTGAGCATCGGCGTCGGCAACTGCCCGTTATCCATCTCGTCAATCTCGGCGCGCGAGAACACCTTGCCGACCCGCTCTTCGCACCACTCCCGCGTTACCTGATCGAGCGGCCCGAGATAGACGAACAGTTCATCGGGCTCGCCCTTCGTCATCAACTGCTCGACCTGGCGTCCGTAGATCGATACCGTCGTGTCATACAGCGTCCGAATGTGCGGCACGGTGTCATCAATCAGGCCGATCAGGTCACGGAGAATCGCGTCGGTGGGTCGCGCGCTGAAGACGCCGTTGACTGTCGCGCGCCATAGGGCCGAAGCCACCAGGTCGCCTTGACCAATGAGGTCGGACAGCGCCAACGCCTTCAGCGCATCGATTCGGGGTCGCAACGAGGCGACAAAGGCCGACACGTCCTTGCCGACTTCGGACTGCAGGGCCGCTTGCGCCAGCCGGTCGAGGGCGGCGTCGGTCGCGTGGTCCAGCAGGTTGTCGAATCCGGCGTCGGTCAGCAGGTTCCGCAGTTCGTTCCGGAGGCGTGACGCCTTCGCCGCCTTGATGATGGCCGTGCGCGAGCCTTCGGCCACCCCCGCGACCAGCCCGCGCAGCTGCCGCTCGATCTGACGCACCACTTGGGCCAGGGCCAGCTCGAAGTCCGAGACCGCGCGGTCGGTGAGCCGCTCCACCGCGGCGCGCCGGGCGAGCAAGTCCTGTGGGGTCGGTGTCATGCGGCCTTCCCGTCAGCCACAGGCGGCTTCTTCTCGGGCGGTGGGGGCTCAGTCCCAGCGGCGGGCGGCTTGCCCCCAGCGGCCTGCTGCATCCGCGACACGAGCGCCTGACGGAGCAGTTCGGGCGCCGGCGCATCATCTTCCTGCTCGTCAATCTCGTCCGTGATGGTCTTGAGGATGTCCGCCGGCAGGTCGGGCAGGAACTTCTCGACTAGGCGCTTGCGGAGTTCCTTCTTGAAGTTCATCCCCATGCCGAGCGCCATCGCCATCTGCGCTTCACTCAGGAGTTGCTCGAAGGGCGTCACGTCGAACGTGTCCGGGTAGCGAATCTGCACCTCGTCGGTCTCGAACGCCGTGTCGCCGCTGTCTTCGCCCTTGGTGGCGCGATACCACAGCTTCGTGATGGCGTAGTCGGCCGCTTCCAGGTTGTCAGCGTAGCCGGCGAGCGCCGTGCTCATGTCCTCGCGCTTGATTTTCAGGCTGCCCGTGGCCTCGGCGTCCTTGCTATCGGCTTCCCACTGCAACCCGGCGAGCCGGAAGATGGCCCGGAGCAAGTCCTGGCGCTCGAAGCGATACGCCGCGCTGTTTTCGGCCGCGGGGGACAAGAACTGCGCCGGCAGTGACGAGAAGAGCACGTTATCCGTGCCCGTGCCGTCGCCGAGCAACGTCTTGGCGGTCTCCACGCTGCCATCGGGACCGAGCGGCACATTGAGCAGGCCAAACGTCTGCTTCCGCAGGAGTTCCCGGTTCTCGCTGATGAGGTTGTAGAAATCGATGAACAGTTGCGGGTCGCCCAGGAGCGACGCGCCCACCACCTGCGTGAGCGTGCGCCGGTCGGCGTAGAGCACCACGACGGGTAGCTCGCCCAGCTTGTGCTCGCCGCGGTCCAGCACCTCGCCGCGCTGGTCGTAGAGCACCCATTCGGTCTCGGTGACGTAGCGCACGCGGATGTCGGTGACGAGCGGGGCCTGGTCGAGCGCCACGCGGGGCGCCGCTTCAAGGAACTTGATGGCTTTCAGGTGCCCGTGGTCATCAATCCAGTCGGTCGCGTCGAGTGGGGTGTAGACGCGCACAATCGGCGCGCCAGCATCAGCCGCGGTGAGGACCTCTCCGTCGACCGACGCCTCACTGGGCGCCCGGTCGAACAGCAGGAACACATGCCCGAACACGCCCGCTGCGCGCCACGTCTGCGGCCAGAAGTCGTCAATGTTCGTGCCGTAGCCGTCGACGTCTTCCCACCATTCCTCGAGCGGGGTGTCGCCGTCCGCCTTGCCGCCCACCTGGCGCGTCGGCATCTGGCGGAACAGGGCATCGGCAAGCGTCTTGACGATGCGGCGGGCCCAGTTCTCGTAGCGGGCCAGCGTGCGGCGCTCGGTGAGTTTTTTCGTCGGGACTTTGGGGTAGGTGGCGGCGTGGTCAATCCACTCGCGCGGGTGGGGCACGAGATAGCCGCCATCGGCAAACCCGCCCGTGCCTTCGTAGGCGTCGGCGAGTTTGCGCCAGATGGGCGCCCACACCTGGTAGGCGGGATGCTGATACGCCACGAAGCGTTTGCCGCTCAGGGAGGCTACAACAGCCATTCGACCCTCGTGCTGCCGGCCTTCACGACCGGACGTCCAGCCGGGAACTCGGCGTCGATCCAGTAGCCCAACGCCTCTCCGGCGTGCGTGACGGTCTCGCCGGCCTTCTTCTCAATGTCGTCGGTGCCGGACTTCTTCACGGTCTGCTGGAGCGACCGGATGAGTTCGCGTGTCGTGCAGATGCGCGACGGTTCAGTCTTGCGAATGACGAGCCGGATCTGCCCGAGCGCGTTCTTGAGCATCGTGTTGACGCTGTTGAGGCGGCGCGTGACGGGCGGGTTCGCGGTGGGCACCTTCATCGTGAGCGGGCCGATGGGCGCCAGCAGCTCGCGGATGATGTCGTAGTTGCTCTTGAGCGACACGGTGCTGCGCGCCTTGCCCGTGGCGTCCCCGTAGATGACGAGGCCGGGCGCCCACGCGGGATACCGCTTCGCAATCTCCGCGCACGTCTCCATCACGGTTGAGGCGTAGAGCACGACGGCGTCCACCACGCGGGCTTCGGGGCCGAAGGGGCCGGGGGCCTGCTGGCCGATGACGCAGGCCATCGGGTCGACGTTGAAGTCGAAGGCCACGCGCAGCGGGAGACTCGCGTCAATCGCCACGCCCGTGCGCCAGTGGGTGTCGCGGTCGAACGTGGGATACGCCAGCGCGCCCGTCAGGTTGGTGAACTTCCCGCCGAGATAGGACGCCAGTTCCGCCTCGGTGGCATTCTCCATCACCTGCTTGATGTAGTCGGGCACGAACCGGAGCAGTTCGGAGTTCTCCTGCGTGGCCATCGTGTAGACGTGGTAGTCGGCGCGTTCGTCTTCCCCGAACTGGTCCATCAGCCAGCCGAGGCCCTCGGGGGTGCCGGCGGCTGCGACCTGGCGTAGTGTGGCGCGCACGTTGCGGACACGGTTGACGGTGTTGCGCCACGCGGCATACGGCTGGATGCCGGGCTCGTCCACCAGGCCAAACGCGAAGTTCGGCCCCTTGATGGAGCGCGGGTCTTCGCCGCTGGCGAAGTGAATCGGCCCGCCGCCGACCCACGTCAGGATGTGGTGCGTCTGGTGGTAGTGGAACTGGTCTGGCTCGAGGAACCAGGCGTCGCCGGTGTCCGGGTCGCGGTCTTCGAGCGTCGGGATGATGGTATCGATGACGTGCCCGAAGTCCGGGACGGTGAAGATGCCCGGGAGCGGCGCGTTGATGGCGGAGAGCTTGAGCGCCTTGCCAACCAGCGTCATCGTCTTGCCCGCGCCGTAGCCGCCGGCGAAGAGGAGCTTGCCGCCGGGCGTGTCGTCGTCGAAGTAGCCTTCTTGCGGCGTGGCGGGGATGGGCGCCCAGCGAATCGTGAGTTCTTCGGCGGTTGCGGCGACAGCGGGCATCAGCAGCCCCACCAGCGCCCAGGCGCAGAGTTGGGTGGCCACACGGGTCATCGCCCCTCCGCTGGCACGGGGGGCTTGTAGCGGCCCCCAAAGCGGATGGTGGCGACCTGTATCGGCCCGCCATCGGTGCCGACGTGCTCAAGGCGCTCCTTGCGGCCCCACTTCTGCGGGAACTTGCGCTCCAGACGCCACGCCGAGCCCTGCCAGGCGCCGTCCTTGCGGATGGCTTCGAGGTCGCGGATCTCGGCCTCGGCTTGCGCCCTTTCTACTGCGTTCAGGAAGTCCCTGTAAATGCCTGTCTTCTGACGGTTTCCGCGTTTCAGCCAGTCGTAGATCGAGGGCTTGTCAATGTCGCAGAAGGCGGCGGCGGTTTCGACGTAGTTCCCGGCCCGCAGCA